ATCCTTCCCGTGCCAGACGGAAGAGCATAGTCAGAAATTTCCTCACACGCCAGCTCCAGCGCCTTTTCCAGCGTGGCAATCTGCTGATCTTTGGCTGCGTTGTCATTGCCGGCTTGCACCAACAAATCACAGTCGTGTTTCCATTGCTCTTTCATCCGGATATAGGTGGTTCTCCATTCTTCCAATTGTTTCGTCATCTGTTCCACCTCTGAAATCAGGGCGGGGATATCGGTGCGGGCGTGGGCGATAAAGTCGGCATTTGTCTTCCCAACATAT